CTGCGAAGGCAATAGGCAAAGAGGGAACGCTGCTGGGCGTGATGGGAAACCACGCATGGTACGCAGCCGCTAAGCACGTTGAGTTTGGTATCGCTTACGTCATGATGCGCTTTCGCAGATTAGACAACAGGGAATCGAATATCATGTCACGCTTCGGATACATAGGCAATAAGAGAGTAGACATAGAGCTAATCGAGAAGAGTCCACGCTTCGTAGGGTATGGAGACGCATGATGAGTGAGAACGAATACACAGAACTCCTCCCCGAAGGCTACTCTACAGAAGAGTGGGAGGCTATGTCATATCCGAACCGCATGCTTGCCTTACAAGAGGTTGCCTATAATGTAGTTGACGTAGCTCTTCTGAAGCTAATCAAGTTTGAGATAGAGCGGTACGCAGCTTTACGCCAGGAAGTACAGAACTTGATGCTAGCCACACGCATCGGAGAACCGCACTAATGGAAACGAAATACGAAAACAAGGCTCGACTCAGCACACGACACGAGACAAAAGAGAAGTCGTCTGCGAAGCGACCCAAACCGAAACGGAGAAGGAACGATGGTACCTCAAATCTTTGAGCGGATGATGGATAAATTCGGGTACGTATCCAAGGCGGGAGTCTCCTTGGTTAGTGACCAGACTACTACGTTCGGTGCGTTCGACACAGAGGGCTCGGGCAACTCGTACTCTGCGTTAGTCGATAACTACCGCTCGTGGGTATACACATCCATCGATAAGATAGCCAAGGCCATCGCGACGATACCTCTTCGTTTCTATGTTTACAAGCGGGGAGGAAAGATATTCAACGCCAAAGGTATGAAGGCGTACATGCACTCGATGAACACGAAGGCAGAGCGCTTGCGCTACATGAAGGCAGAGGGTATCGAGAAGGAAGAGATTACAGAGCATCCTGTTATCGACCTGCTGAACAATCCCAACATGATGTCTACCCGATTCATTTTGTGGTATGACACGATGGTGAGACTCGAGCTGAAGGGAGAGTGCGGCTGGTATCTCGTCCCAGGGATAGGCGGAGTACCTTCGGAGATAATGGTATTGCCTGTAAGAAAGAGCGCTGTGTTCAAAGCGCTACCGGACCCGAAGACGATGCTGAAGGGCTACTCCTATGTAGACGGTAACATCCGTCAGACCTTCAAGCCTGAAGAAATCATCTTCTACCGATACCCTTCTCCAGCTTCTCCTTACACAGGGATGTCTCCACTTCTCGCTCAGACATATCCTTACGACATAGAACTATACCTGATGCAGCAGCAGCTGGCGATGTTCAAGAATAAAGCAACCCCAGGTATGGTCTTCACGACTGACCAAAGACTCACCACGGCGCAGGTTGAAGCGATGGCCTCGCATGTAAAGAGTCAATTTGGTAAGGCGAGCAAGACAGGTAACCCGATGTTCGTGCATAGTGGAATGAAGTACGACCATGCGGCAGGCGTAACCAATAAGGAAATGGACATCGTAAACATCGCGGAGTTTACACGCGATAAAATCATTACTGCGTACGACCTCTCCCCTGGGCATGTAGGATTGGTCAAGGATGTGAACCGCGCCAATATGGAAGTACTCCAGGAGACTTTCATCCGCGAGTGTCTCAAGCCGAAGACGATGCTAATAGAGGAGTATCTCGAAAAGCATCTCCTTCCGATGTACGATGATAACCTCACTGCTGGCTTTGACCTTCCTGATATAGAAGAGAAGGAATTTATTGTCAAGGAACGCGAGTCGAATCTCAAGTCTGGATACACAACGATTAACGAAGAGAGAATGCGTAACGGACTTGACTCAGTAGAATGGGGTGATGCTCCTTGGTATCCAATGAATCTGATGCAGCCTGGAGGAGAAGCGAAACCGATACCTGTGAAATCCACAGAGGTGAAGACCTTCTCCACAGAGTACTGGACAGAAGAGAGAAAGGAACTCACCTGGAAGCAGTTTGTTGCACAGACAGACGCCCATGAGAAGCTATTCAACAATGTGATGCAGAAGACCTTCACAAGGCAAGAGGATGCAATACTGCAAGCGCTTAATACAAAAGGGAAGCGTATCATTGGACAAATGAAATCCTATCTCACGCGTAAAGATTGGGACATGGATAAATGGCTCAAGGCCAACGCATCCTATCAGGGCATTCTTCCTATCAGAGATGAAGAGGTCGTCAAACTAGCTGAAGACTTCCAGCCTGCCTACTCCCAGGTCATTGAAGATGTAGGCACGTCACGCTTCGACAGCCTCGTTGACGCCCGCAAGAGTTACCCTGAGAAGAAGCAAGCACTCGTAGGCTTTCAGTTCAACGTGAACGACCCTGCAGCTACCCAGTATATCGGGCAGAAGCTGGCGACCTCTCCCGCAGCTATTACAGACACTACTCTACTTCAGGTAGAGGAGATACTGAAGGAAGGTTTCGCAGCTGGTATCCCTGTGGGAGAGATAGCTGCAAACGTATCGAGTAAGTTCAGTCAGTACAGTGCGGGACGCGCTGCAGCAATAGCACGCACAGAAACTATCTCAGCATCGAACTTCGCAGACCTTAACGCAGTGGAACAGACAGGCCTGGGAGATACGCTGAACAAGTTTTGGATTAACTCATTCGACAGTTCGGTCCGTGAGACACACGTGACTGCTGGACAAATCTATGGACCTGATGGAGCTATCGGCACGAAGGATAACTTCGTAGTCGGTGATGACTACATGCCCGCTCCCGCAAATGGAAGCGTAGCAGGGGAGAATATTAACTGTCGTTGTACGCTTGGTTATGTTGAACGAAAATAATTACTCACTTTATAAGAAGGAGGGCATTCACATGCCTATGGAACACAAACTATTCACAGCTCAGGTCAAGGCGTTCAACGACCAAGACCTTACCATCGACCACTTCATCTCCGTAGAGGTCGAAGACAGAAGCAAGGATATCGTCCGTGCGAAGGGAATGATAATGAACGGACTTCCTGCTGTTCTGAAAGACCACGGAATGGACCCTGATACAGGTAGAGAGCCGATAGCAAAACCTGTGGCCCTGAGCGTGCAGGAAGACGGTAACGGTAACCTCGGCGTGCTCGCCACTACCAAGTACTACGACGGCTCGCATCTTACACCGCCCGATAACACAGGCCGCAAGCTATACGAAAAGGCTCGCGATGGTTTCATGGACAAATGGTCAATCGGTTTCATCTCCATCATCGCATCTCCGAAGAGCGGTGGCGGTCGTGATATAAAGAAGTGGGAAGTGCTCGAGTATTCACAGGTGGGCGTGCCTGATAACACATCCGCGACTACCGCGAAAGATACTGTCTCAGAAGTAAAGTTCTGCATTGCGCGCAAGGATGGCGTAGGCGTCCCAGCAGAAGACGAGCCGGCAACAGAGATTCCTACTCCAGAGGCCGGAACTGAAGCACCAGAGGCTCCCGCCACCCCCGAAATACCTGCAACTCCTCCTGTAGAAGAAGCAAAGGACGAGAAGACTGTGTCGAATCTCTCTACCCTTCACAAGTCTATCCAAGAGCGTGTGCAGTATGAGCTCGCGTTCGATGTTATGCATGACTTCTGGTGGGCATTCCTTGATGAGCTATCGAGCGTCGACCCAGACGAGAAGAGTGTGAAAGGATTGATGAAAGAGTTCAACGACGTTGTCTCTCCGTGGGCGCTTTACTTCTCGAAGGTCATGCATGGAGAGAACCCTGAGCTGATAGGTAAGTTTCAAAAGCAAATAGATAACAAGAGATACGACGCAGTCGCTGACGCTGAAGATACTCCCGCTCCTGCGGAAGAGGTCTCACCTGAAGAGACTCCGTCACCAGCACAACCAGAGAAGTCTGGGCTCAAGTTTTGCTTCGGCAAGGACGGCAAGCCCACCACCTCCACTCCAACCCCAGAGAAGAAACGTTTGCCCTTCACGCTCGAAGATATCACTAGTCTTATCGCGAGTGAGACGAAGAAGGCATACGACAAAGCCCTGGGCAAAGTATCGTAACCATTTTAATTCATTCCCAATAAGAAAGGGAACCGTATTATGTTTCGCAATTTCATGTTCAGTTCAAACTTCCTCTTCGCTAACCTGATGGCTTGCCTCGTTAAGTCGATGTGCTTGGTCGCGTGGGATGGCGAAGGTGGAGCCGCAGGTGGAGCACCCGCTCCTGCAGCTCCAAAGACGAAAGACATCAACGACATCACAATCGAAGACCTTCAGGGTATTATCTCTACTGCGGTCGCAGGCCAGACCAAAGACCAGATGGAATCTCTGAAGAAAGAGATAATTGATGTGAACCGCAAAGCCCTCTTTCCGAATTCTGATTTTGATGACGGTGGAGAGGTCGAGTCAATCGGAAAGTCTATTATAGACACGCGGCATTTCTCCAGTAAGTTCCGCAATGCAAGTGTTCTCTCAGGTAAAGGTCTCGGCGTGGATGACGGTATGGCAATGGGCCGCCAGCTTCTCCAAATCGGTGGGCCTTTCAAGAAACTGTCTCCTGAGATGGAAACGTTTGCGAAGATGTTGAAGTGCGGAATGGACGCACAGAAGATTTCTAACGAGGGCATCGACTTCAAGGCATACAACAACACTATTAAGGAACACCTGAAAGCCGCCCTCGGACTTTCTGAAGGTGTCGCCGCTGATGGTGGAAACCTCGTGCCTACAGAGTTCATGGCAACCGTTATCGAGTTCGCAACTGCTCAGTCTCCTATTCTCTCTCGTGTGTGGCGCGTTCCGATGAACGCTCTCACCCTGAAGATTCCTCGTCTCACCCAGAGTGCTGGTAGCTACTTCGGTGGCATCACGCTTTACTGGAAAGACGAAGCTGCGCAGAAGACGAGGACGAAGCCTGCTTTCGAGCAGCTCACCTTCACTGCGAAGAAACTGATTGGTTTGATTTATATGACTGACGAGCTTATCGCTGACAGCATGATAAATCTGGTCAACTACATCACCGGCCTTTTCGTCCGTGCTTTCCAGTACGAGATGGAACGGGTTATCATTGCAGGTTCGGGTACAGGCCAGCCTCTTGGAATCACTCAGGATTCTAATATCAATCTCGTACCGCGCGCAGGCGCAGGCGCTGTCGCCTATGACGACATCGTTGACATGGACGCAACGATTGATGAGAACCTCCGTGACCTTTCCTGGATTACTCGCAAGGCTACTGTCGCTCAGCTCCGTAAGCTGAAGGACACGAACAACCAGCCTATCTTCCACGCTGACTACGCAACGATGCTCGGTCAGAAGACAGTACCGGATACGATGCTTGGATACCCTGTGTATCTGACTCGCAACGTTCCCGCTCTTGGAAGCGCTGGCGACCTTGTCCTCGGTGACCTCTCTCAGTATATGCTGGCCATGCGTCAGGATATCACAATCGACCAGAGTATCCACCTGCGATTCGACTACGATGAAACCGTTTATCGTTTCGTCGCTCGCATGGACGGGATGCCTGCAGTGCCGATTGCGTTTGCAATGCTGAAAGCCGCTACCTCCTAAACGTACGTCAGGAGTAATAGCGTAGAGGAAAATGTCGCGTCGGGTCTATTCTTCTTCCCGGCGCGGCTTTCCTTAACACAAGGAAACCATGAGACAGAATATCAATAACGGAATCACGCACGTGGAAGTAGAGCCGCTCACAGCTTCGCTCAAAGCGTGCTATGGTGCGAGCTACTTCTTAGAAGAACACAAAGCACTTGACCTGCAGCGCACACGTATCGTTCGCATCATCGATAAAGAATACTTGGGGCAGTCCAATACATTCATGGATATCCAAACAGAATTATCATCTGTAGATAGTCGCGAGAAGTTCAGAATGGCAAAGCACAAAATCAAGATAGCATGGGTACAGGACCAGTCCAACCTAGGCGGCGCGGAACTTTCGAACCTCCACGTCATCAAGGTCGGCTTGGATTGCGGCTTCGATATCGTACAGGTAACACCTGGACGTTTTAGCAAGGCTATCCTACTTCACAGCGATATCATCATCTTGAATAATATCTTCGAGTTTGACAGTAGCGCAATTTGACACACTGCTGCAGGTACTCTTCGGATACGCAAAGCCCTTTATCAAATACGACCACGACCTACGAGAACTCAAGCGTATGAATATTACGCGCAAGGTCTTCGAGCGTTCTCTCTTCAACGTCTTCATTTCTCCAGCGCACTACGAGATGTACGAAGTCGTGTATGGTAAGAAACTGAAAGAGGTCTCGCTTGTAACTCCTCTCGCAATCGACACTGATATCTTCTGCGAAGACGATACCGTTACACGCGAGCCGCACTCCGCAATTATTCCTACCTTCGCCAAAGGTCACGAGGCGCATGCGGTTTTTGTCAACTCGCATCCTGACTGGAAGTTCACTATACTAGGTACACCTCACAGATTCGAAGGCAGTAACATATCAAAGATAGGTAAAGCGTCGCTTGTACAAATGGCAAACCTCTACCGCAAACACGAGTACATGTTGCATACACCTATACAAAAGGGAGCAGGCGAACGTGTTTACTTTGAAGCACTCCTCTGTGGATGCAAACCGATTGTAAATGATAACGTCAGTCACATATCGTGGAATACTTCCGCAAACGATATAGAGCAGACACGCAGTTGGTTAGAGAGAGCACCCTATCAATTCTGGAAGGTAGTCGATGAGCACGCCAAAAACAATTGTCTACTTTAGAAACGGGATAGGCAACTTCATAATGATGACGCCTGCTATCCGTGCGCTCGCTTCTATGGATGAGAGTGGTAAAGTGGACCTGTGTTTCTGTGAAGACTGGACCGATTCTCGCATGCCTGCAATACGCAATATTGCAGAGCGGTGGGATATTATAAATCGCGTGATAGTTTACCCAAGAGAACCTATCGCAGGATACTCTCTGTACTTCTGGGTACATCACACTGAAGGCGGTAAGGCGCTGAACTATTTCATACAGCAGCAGAAACCTCTCTGGCACTTGCAGAAGTGGGAACTAATGCATGAGATAGACTACTATATGGAACACGTCAGGCGCCTCGGCTACATGGACAGATGTCCTGACCAGTACATACCTGTAGCCGCAGAGCCTATCCTATCCTCAGCGTCGAAGATAATTGCATTTGGTAACGGAGCGTTCGCATCGAAGATGTGGGACAAGAAACGTTGGCCGCACTTCAACGAACTTGCGAAGACTCTCAAGAACTTCTTTGGTTGTACTATCGTACTAGTTGGCCACGGAAAAGAGCTGCACGAAGTCGATAAGAAATATGTCGACTACAATTACGTTGGAGAGCTGTCCATTACAGAGACGGCGAAGGTTCTCCAGCAGGTAGACCTATTCGTCACGACTGATTCTGGTAACATGCATATTGCTGATGCTTTACAGACTCCACTGATAGCTCTCTTCGGAGGTACATACCTGAGTAAGAATAGACCGGTGAGTCGTAGATCTCTTGTCCTTCGCGTTGGCTATCCGTGTCAGCCGTGTCAGGGTAAGGAGGCGTTTAATACGTGTAAAGATTATAAGTGCATGAAAGACTTAACAGTTGGAGAAGTTATGCACACTGCTAGAAAGATATTCTCATATGCATAATAACTTCGCTATATCAAGTCTCTCCCGCTGTGGCACAACCTTCCTAGCTAGAATGATGGATAAGTCGGAAGAGTACCACGTGTACCACGAGCGGGACGAGCATGTTGCCCAGGTTGCAGAGGTACGTGATGTACAGAAGCGGTTCGCGCGTGAGAAGTATGGAGAAGTCAGTTCACGTTTGCGTTTCGTTCTCCCTCACTTAAAGGTCCGCCTTCGTGGTGCTATCCTGCGAAATCCTTATGACGTATTCGTTTCCGTTTGTAATAGGCGCGACGACATGGATGAGTACGTAGATACATTTAGAGAGCAACTCATTACGCTTGAACAGATAGTAGACTGCGCCGATATACTTATCCGTTTCGAATACATGGTTACGAGCGCTACGTACCTGGACGATATATTGAGACGCTTCGGTATTAACGACGTGCATGTAACTGATGAACTCCTTCACGCACGTGTTAACATAAGTAAAGAGTATAAATATCAGTCGTACCGCGAGTTACCCTTACGGTGGCGGAAGCGGTTCGAGGAACTGAGCGAGTGGTTCATCCTGAAGCACGGTTATGTTATGGCCGCGCCGAAAACATTTTAGGACGCTAACGTAGGAGAATTGCATGTCAACAGTGCAGGGTAGAGTATCAGTAATTATTGCTGGAAGAAACGAACGGTACTTCAAGCAGACCGTCGAGAGCGTACTCGACCGCGCGAAGGGTGACGTTGAAGTTATTGCTATCGTTGACGGAGAAGAAGCAGAGCCGCGTGTAGAAATTGCAGACTCACGTGTGAAGGTCAGGCGCCTTGACGAATCAGTAGGCCAACGCACTGCGTACAACTACGGCGTTTGTGAATCGTGTGGCGAGTTCGTGATGAAGATAGACGCACATGCACTCCTCTCTCCAGGGTTCGACCTCGAGTTGAAGGCAGCGTATCTGAAAGCAGGACCGCAGGTGGTCATCCTTCCAGAGATGCGCCGACTAGACGTTAATAAATGGCAACCGAAGAAGACAGGCAAAACTCTCTTCATGTTTCCGGGGTTGGATCTCTATTGCCATTACTGGCCTGAGTATGCAAAACGCGAGTACGCAAAATACACAGACTACCCTGAAGTCATGACAGGACAAGGTTCCTGCTGGTTCACAAGCCGCGAGTGGAATAATCACATCGGTCTACTTGATGAGAAGGTCGGCTCGTGGGGTAACGTCGGCATTGAGATATCTCTCCGCACTTGGCTTTGCGGAGGTCGACAGATTTCCACAAGTAAATGTTGGCAGGCACACTACTTCCGCAAGGACGTCGTGGATGGAGAGACTGGACGCAAGGGATTTCCATACGCGCTCTCTGGACGTGATGTAGCGAAGGCTCACAAGTACACGTGGAACAACTACTATTTCAAAGACGACGCGTTCGAAAATCAGACGCGGCCATTCAAGTGGTTCATCGACCGCTTCGCTCCTGTTCCTGGCTGGGAGGCATACCTGACTGACGGCTTTACTTCTCCCCGCCATATCCTTTACTACACAGACTCGAAGCAAGAGAGTAGTGGTATCGGCCCGAAGGTTCGCAAGCGTCTCAGGAAGACCTGCGGCCCTATCCCTATCACAACCGTGTCACAAGACGCCTGCAATTTTGGTGAGAAAAATGTAATACTCGGAGAACAGCCACGGAAATACAAGAGTGTGTACGAAGCAATACGTGCCGGGCTTGAGAAGATACCCGACGATGCTATTGTGTATCTCTGCGAACATGATGTGTTTTACCATCCGTCCCACTTCGCTTTCCTTCCTCCAGAGAAGGGCGTCCTCAATTTCAACACTAACCGTTTCTACTATCACCTGAATTGTGTTAGTTACATTCACGCCAGAGGTAAGCGTACGCTATCGCAGGGAGTAGGTTACAAGCAGGACTGGCTAGCACATGTAAACGAACGCCTTGCGACTGCAGAAGGCGATATCGTAGAACGTTGGGACGACTGGGAGAGAAGGAGCACAGTGAAGTGCAGGAACTTCGAGAGTGAGCGGCCGAACATAGATATCCTGCATGGCGACAACCTTACGATGAAGGGTGACTTCAAAAAGAATTACATCAACAATGAAGTCAGGCCGAAGAACAAAGGAATGCTCTCCAAGAACCTTCCCGGATGGGGAGGCACCACGCACTTTGGTAAGATTACAGGGTATAGGGTGGCCGAGGAGGAGAAACGGGCGCCACAGGCTCCCGCCGGGGCTGTGAATATAGCTACACCCTCTTCTGGTACTGCAGACGATAGAGCAGACGCGACGGCCTATCTTTTGAAGAAATACAGCAGGATACTCCCGCAGGTATCTCCAGTGCGGGTCCGCCAGATGAAACGCTGGCAACTTCCGAAGCTATTCGCAGAGTTGGGATTGAAGCATGGCGCAGAGGTAGGCGTCAGAGATGGTAAATTCAGCCGGCGTATCTGTGAGTGCATTCCTGATGTAAAGTTGATATGTGTCGACCCGTGGGGAGCGTACTACCACTTCGATGATAAGTACGGCGAAGCGAATTATCACAAGGCGCAAGCGCGTCTCGCAGATTTTGATTGCACTCTCATTCGGAAGATAGGACAAGATGGAGCGCTGGAGGTTCCTGATAACTCGCTCGACTTCGTTTACCTTGACGGTGACCATAGATTTGACTGGGTGATGGAAGACATCATTACGTGGTCCCGCAAGGTGCGTCCAGGTGGTATCGTTTCAGGGCACGATTATTACCGATTCAGAAACAGTGGTGTAGTCCCTGCCGTAGACGTTTACACGTACCAACACAGCATACCGAATTGGTTTATCACCGATGAGAAAGAGGCATCTTTCTTTTGGGTGAAGCCGCAGGAGAAATAAATGGCTACCTACTTAGAAGCTGAAACGTATACCACCGAGCTAGATACGATAAAAAAGACAGACATTGCTGGGTATTCTGGAACCGGTGCTGTGAAATGCAATTCATCAAGTTCGTATGTTGAATTTGCCAATTATGCTGCTCCCGATGGCGCGGGTGATTATACAATAAATGCTCGTGTGTCAGATAAGTATTCAACGGGTGGCAGAGATACAGATGTGGCAGTTGGTGGTGCGGGGATTGGGGTTATCAACGCTACGGTTGCCACGGTAGCAAACTGGTTTATGGGAACAGCCATCACAGGAGTAACCCTTGCAGCAACAGGGAACACGCTTAGATTTACTACCAATAACAACGGGACATACTGGGACCGTTTCGAGCTAACGAAAGAAGCAAGCCCGTCATCATCTACATCTGAGAGTGCGTCAGAGTCTTCTTCTGAATCAGCGTCGCCTTCTGCGAGTGCATCTACTTCAGCAAGTAAATCAGAGAGCGCATCCGTCTCTCCTTCGGCATCTGCTTCGGCAAGCGAGAGTGCTTCTGAAAGTGCCTCATACTCTCCTTCTGCATCAGAGTCTGCGAGTGAGAGCACTAGCGCGTCAGCAAGCGAATCAGCAAGTGCTAGTGCTAGTGAGAGTACATCCGAAAGCGTTTCTCCTTCAACGAGCGAATCTGCTTCTGAGTCTACGAGTGAGAGCGCTTCATATTCTCCTTCAGCTTCTGAGAGTGCTAGTGAATCAACTAGTGAGTCTGCCTCAGAATCTGCAAGTGCTTCGAAAAGTGAATCCGCGTCCTACTCTCCCTCAGCGAGCGAATCTGCATCTGAGTCAACAAGTGAGAGTGTGTCTGAGTCTGCGAGCGAATCGACTTCCGAGTCTGCCTCCTATTCTCCTTCAGCTTCTGAGAGTGCTTCAGAGTCCGCTTCGGAATCTGCTAGTAAATCTGCATCTGAATCTGCATCCGAGTCTACAAGTGAAAGTGCTTCTGAAAGTGCAAGTGAATCTACATCTGAAAGCACTTCGCCGAGTACCTCTGAGAGTGCTAGCGAATCCACGTCAGAGTCTGCGTCTATCTCTCCCTCTGTTAGTGCGTCGGCTAGCGAGAGCACATCAGAATCAGCAAGTGAAAGTGCAAGTGAAAGCGCAAGTGAATCTGCATCGTATTCTCCTTCAGCAAGTGAGAGCACTAGTGAGTCTACAAGCGAGAGCGCGTCCTATTCTCCTTCTGCAAGCGAGAGCGCTAGTGAAAGCGCATCGGAGTCAGCAAGCGAAAGTGCAAGTGAATCCGCATCGGAGTCTGCATCAGAATCCGCTTCTGCAAGTGCAAGCGAAAGTGCTTCAGAGTCTACTTCTGAATCAGCTTCTATCTCTCCTTCAGCTTCGGAGTCTGCAAGTGAATCCGTGAGTGAGAGCGTAAGCGGGAGTGCATCGGAATCCGCTAGTGCTTCTACCTCAGAGTCGGCAAGCGAATCCGCTTCTGAATCTGTAAGCGAGTCTGCGTCCATCTCTCCCTCCGCTTCTGAGAGTACCTCGGAGAGCGGGAGTGAATCCGCAAGTGAATCTGCAAGTGAGAGTGCTTCAGAGTCCGCATCAGAGAGTACTAGCGCAAGTGCAAGTGAATCTGCGTCGGAGTCTACTTCTGAATCTGCATCAATAAGCGAGAGCACATCTGCATCAGAAAGCGAGAGTGCTAGTGAATCAGCATCCGAAAGTACAAGCGAGAGCACCTCTGCATCCGCAAGTGAAAGTACAAGCGAGAGTACATCAGAAAGTACAAGTGCGAGTGCTAGCGAATCTGCTTCAGTCTCTCCTTCTGCATCTGAGAGCGCGAGTGAGAGTACATCTGAATCTGCATCGGAGAGCGCTAGTGAGTCTGCATCGGAGAGCGCTAGCGAAAGTAGATCTGAATCTGCGAGCCAGAGCGCTTCTGAATCCACTTCAGAGTCCGCGTCGATATCTCCTTCTGTATCAGAGTCTGCGAGTGAGAGCGCGTCTGAATCTGCTTCTCCTTCTGCAAGTGAATCTGCTTCTCCTTCTGCTAGTGAGAGTACATCTGCTTCTGCTTCAGCATCCGTAAGCGAGAGTACATCTGAGAGCGCGTCTGAAAGCGCATCTGCATCTGCTTCTCCTTCAGCGAGCGAGAGTACTTCCGAATCCACTAGTGGGTCAACCTCCCTCTCCCCTTCTTCTTCAGAGAGCGCGTCGGAGAGTACTTCAGAAAGCGTTTCTGAGAGCGTGTCAGAGTCCGCGAGTGAATCTGCATCCGCAAGTGCTTCGCCATCGTTAGATATTTTTCAGGAAACGTTTGAAGCTGGAAGCGGAGTCACAGAATCGATGAGTTCAGGTAGTACAGTATCCACATCGTTCGCCATAAATTCAAAGGTAGGAGAATAGTATGTCAGCAATTTTCGCAGACCAGCCTTATCGGATTATTCTTGATGTTGGGCAGACCATGGTTGGCGCAGTAGCTACACAGATTGCGTACGAAAAGCCAGACGGTACGGCAGGAGTATTTGCGGGCACAGTCAGTCCGCCTACTACGAGTACGGAGGTCTACCACGATGTAACTGCAGAAGAGAATAACGCTGCAGGTTTCTGGAAGTTTGCATCGTACATAACCTTCGCAGGTAGTACTGACCCAGTACGAGGAAAGACGGTAGCGAAGCAGATACTTACCGCCTTTACATATGAACTTCTGAATACGCTCAAGTCAGAGACGTTCCTCAATAAGACGGACACATCCGATGACGAAGAACTCTCTTTCATGTTGCAGTCTATAGTAGAGCAGGCGGTCGATTACTGTGACGTGACTACACTCGACTACGATAATGCAACGCTGACACGTGCTATTGCAAAGCAGTGTGCTTTTGAATGGCGGAGGAAAAAAGACCTCGGCCTGAGTAGTATCGTGTATCCTGACGGTACGGTGAGTAAGTTTGAAGTTGGAGAATGGTTGAAGGAAGTCCGTTCGGTTCTGGATAGACAACTAACCTTTACATTCGGAGCGTAAGCATGGCACACAAAGGTGGATTCGTTGAAGTAACAATCAAGGCGGGCACAACTATCGCCGAGACGGGTGAGTATTATGCAGTGAACACTACTGTAACCCGGACCGATAATGAAGCACATGCGATGGAGGACAACGGATATCTAATTCCAAAACAAACCGAACCTTCGAGCGATGAAGTGCTAACGAAGGAAGACTTCTTTGAAGACTGGACACCAGCATAATGATAAACCTTCGAATTATAAACGAGCAGGAGTTCCTGGATACCCTGGACAAAGTAGAGTCCACGGCGACACAGTACATGCGTCAAATCCTGCGCGTCGCAATGCGTGCTTTACAAACGCATATTCGTACGAAGTATCTACGTGGACAGACTGGACCAAATAGTTTGCGACGTAGAACGGGTACGCTTGCTGCGCGTACTATCCCGATACCCATAACTACTCCAGAGAAGGATGTACTTCGCACAGGGATATCTTTCGGTACAAGATACGCAGCATCGCATATAGGTCCGCGCGGTTCGCAGCAAGTAATCCACGCGAAGGATAAGTTGCTCACTATTCCTTTCCCCGGTTCTCCTGTAGCGAAAGCAAAGAATCCGAAGTCAGCACGCTCTGGCGCGTACAAGGATGTATTTGTTCACAAGTCGAAAGCTGGTAACCTTATTCTAATGGGACGCATGGCTCAACATAAGAAAAAAATACAGCCGCTCTTCATACTGAAGAAACGGGTCGTGATAAAAAGGCGCATCCATCCTGAAGACTTGATGAATTGGTTGGAGCCTCGAATCTATAGAGCACTACAGGAGATACCACTATGAGTACGCCAGTGAAGACTTTAGTACTGGAGAGAATCGAAGCGGTCGTAAATACTGTGAAGGCTGTACAGTCCGCAGTCCGTCACCCAGGGGTGAAGCCTACGGACCTTGATGACTACGACGATAATATTGTTTTCATATTTGATGACGACGAATCGAGTGAGCAGCGAAATCGAATCACCCGTAAAACTTTCCCTCTCCATATCGAGTGCTGGATAAAAAGAGAGGCAGGGATGCGCGCGATAAGCGATGCTGCTGATATTCTGCAAGCTGAAATCACTACTGCTTTGCAAACGGATGTTTCTTTGCTGGGTATGTCCGTTCGAGTCGCAGAGAGTAAAGAAGATGTCTGTGCATCGAAGTTCTACCATACCGAAGAAGAAGGTGGAGTTGTATTGATGTATGATATCGCATATCAGCATGCACGGAATAACCTTTATTCGTTCGAGCCTACGAACTAACTTTTAACGAAAGGTATCGGAAATGACAATCGCACCGAACACCGACAACTATACGCTTGGTAAAGGCGTGTTGTACTTCGGTCGCTTTGACGCGAACGGAGTGAGCGAAGGCTGGCAGGACTTGGGTAACTGTCCTGCGTTCTCAGTGCAGCCGACTATCGAGACGTTGGACCATTTCTCGTCTCGTGAAGGTTTGAAAGAGAAAGACAAGACGGTGAACATCTCAGTAGCAAACACAGCACGTTTTACGCTTGACGAATACTCAGCGGAGAACCTTGCACTCGCTATCCTGAGTACTGCGCCGACTACAGAGACGCAGGCCACCGGTGCTGCAGTCGCAGAAACCTTTACAGCTGCGCATGATAAATGGGTCGATCTTACGTACCGTAACGTTCTTGCAACTGGTATCACAGTTGAAGACGCTGGCGGTGGTGGCGCATACGTCGAAGGTACCGACTACGCGTTGAACTACAAGAGAGGTATGATAAAGATTCTCTCGACTGGTTCAATCGCAGACGATGCCGCAATGCAGATAGGTTACGGCTATTCTGGCGAAACTTGGAACCTGTTGAATGCAGTATCCAGTACTGACATCGAAGGCGCTCTCCTCTTCATCGGTGACCCCGAAGAAGGCGTATCGTATGAGATGGAAATCTGGAAGGGCAAACTTCGTATTGCAGGAGAGTTGAACTTCATCTCAGACGACTGGGCAACCATGGAGTTTGAGTACGAAGTAGAGAAGGATGAGACAAATCATCCGACGAATCCGTGGTACGTTATCCGTGAGGAAGGTACCGCAGGCGGAGGTAGCTAGATAGAACGCCCGTACGAGCTTGCGGAGCCGTTCCTGCGATTCTAGTGGTAGTATCTCTACTCTGAATAGCGGAACGGCTCCCACTCGGCCCGAATGACAGTGGACAGCTTAATAATTACGTATACACGTAGGAGATAACTAGAATGACTACGAATAAGACCGCAGCAAAGAAAAAGACAGCAGAACCAGACTCGTCAGCACTCTTCCCTGTGAAGGTCGGAGGGTACGCGATAAAGCCTTGGAGTTTCGGCCAGACGATAGACCTCATGCCAATATGGGAAGCCGTTGCAGATAGGCTACAGCAGCAGGATATCAAACTCAAAGATATCCAAAAGAATATTCCAGCCCTGCTGAAGGCGCTTATCCCAGAGGCTCCATTCATTTGCTCTGTTACACTCGGTATCTCAAAAGAAGAAATACGCGACTGGGATTTACAGAAGGCATCAGTCATCATCCTGACTATTGTTAATCTGAATTTATCTCACCTAAAAAACTTGCCAGGCCTGATAACTCAAACAGTAGGTATGATACAGAGTTAGTTCAGGCCATCGAGCTGTTAGTGAGTAGAGGTCATGAAAAAAACGCGGTGCTGAACGAGTACTCTATTCCAGAGGTCATGCTATTCGCGAAGACCGCAGTGAAGAATCAGAACCAAGAACTTGCAAGTCTACTCATGGGCATGCGCATGGCTACGCTAGGTAAGGGAGAAACGTTTGAGAAATATGTTAACAACTTACTTGGAACCAAGAGCAGGTCTATTCGGAAAAAGAGATCGTCAAAAGCGGACGTAAACAAGCTGAGGCAACTTGGCGAACGGAGACGGTAACCATGGCACAAAGTAAAGAAATCGCAAAACTCATCTTCGCTATCGAGGGAAATCTCAAAGGGCTGAGGAGTTCCTTTGCACAGGCGCAGTCAACCACGAAAGGATTTACGAAGCAGCTGAAGAGTTCCTTCGCAGGTATCAAAAAGAATTGGCTTGCCGTGACTGCATCCTTGGTTGCAGGTTCTATTGTTTTCAAGCGTACGTTCGCTACCTTCACAGAGTTCTCTCAGAAGATGCGAGAAGTTTCTACGCTACTCGATATTCCTATCGCGCAGTTTAACAAGCTCACCGAGTCTGTACTCGAGTTAACGAAGTCAGTACCACAGTCCGCACGCGAACTCGCTGCAGCGCAGTACGATATTGTGTCTGCAGGTGTTACCGACTTAGCTGCATCGATGGAGGTTCTGGAACTCTCTGCGCAAGCAGCCGTCGCTGGAGTAACGGATACGAAGACAGCAGCAAATGCAGGTATCTCAGTTATAAATGCATACGGTAAGGAGATAGGTGAACTCGGAGATGTCTACGATACTCTCTTTACGACAGTGCGTCTAGGTGTTACAACCTTCGACCAGCTTGCAAGTTTTATTGGTCCTGTCCTTCCTGTAGCCCGAGCCGCAGGAGTCAGCTTCGAGGAAGTAGCGGCCGCAATAGCGACGATGACCAAGGCTGGTATCCAGACGAATAAAGCGGTTACCTTCCTCAGAGGTTCGCTTGTTGCTCTCGCTGCGCCAACCGCGGATGCAAAAGAGAAGATGGCGGCGATGGGTATTGTGTGGAAAGGTCTTGTGCCTACGCTTGAGCAGATAGCAAAGCAAGGTCTAAGCATAGACCAGCTCCGCAATATCATTCCAGATATTCGCGCAGGCCAGGCCATACTAGCTCTCTCTCAAAATATGGATACGTTCAGCGATGTACTTGCCGGAATAGAAGAGAGAGCCGGAGCGATGCCTGCGGCCTATGCGAAGATGGAAGATACCCCAGAGAATAAAATCAAGCTCTTTACAAACTCCATAGACCGACTCGTCATAAAGATGCACGAGTTTGCGGCCACTGCGTTCCTCCCAGAGTTGGAAAATATCTCAGAGCAGTTCGATGAGATGATAGCTTCTGGAGCTGTTGCCGAATTGGGTAAAGGAGTAGGCGCCCTTGTTAAAGGATTTGCACAGCTTGCTGTACTAGTAGTCAAAAATTGGAAAGTAATCGCAGGCTTTGGTATTGCAATCGCGATAGCGAAGTTCGTTACGCTTATCCACTCGCTTGCTGTTGCTTTTAGTGCTCTCACAGTCGCGATGCTTGCGAACCCGCTAATCCTTGCCAGCGTAGGTATAGTCGGAGCGCTTGCAACGATTACTGTGGGAGTTATTGCAACCACGAAGCACTTCAAGGAATTGAATGCGGAGTACAAGCGACTCGGGGAGTATTCGAGAAACGCGCGTACTGAAATTATCTCAACAGATAAAGTGATATCAGATCTCGCAGGTAAACTACTGAACACATATAAGACGAGCTTGGTAGTTTACGGTGAGGAGTTTAAGAAGTGGCCAGAGGAAGCGCTCAGCAAGGTCGGTAGACTTTCAAAAGGTCTTAAAGATTTGGGCGTAGAGTTGGACGTCAGTAGCGTAAAGGCTACATTGGAACAGCTCTTCAAATTAGCAAACCCAAATGCGTTTAAGGTTCCTGGGATAAGTTATGACGACCCAGAGAAACCAAAGGTGAAGCCTGAAGATACAGATACTCCTCCTCCTCCAGGGATTCCAAGTGAGCAGGTACTCGCAGAGGCGCAGGCACAGCTTGCGAAGTTTGTTGCTGATGTGAACTTGCAGTTGGATATTCTTACAAACTCCTACGAGGATAACAAAACTGGTATAGAGGAATACTTCGCCACACGTCTTCAACTTCTGAAGGATGTCTACGACCAGGAAGTAGTTGTACTACAGCAGAAGTTAGCACTCGAGACTGATGAAGCAAAACGTATAGAGATACGCGCTGCACTGGCAGTACGGGAGATAAAACTCGGCCGCGCAGTAATTGCTACCAACAAGGAAAAAGCAAAAGCAATAAAGGATCTGGCACAGGCCGAGAAGGACGCAGCCCAATTAGTAGAGAGCGTACGCGCACGTGTAAACACACTGAGTACCGCGCCTGGAGACCTAGGTGAGCAGCAAGCAGAACGGCTACGAGTTCTCACTAACCAGCATACGCAAGAGCTGGAGGCATTCAAGAAGTTCGAGCAAGACAAAACAAAGATAGCCGCTCTTGAGAACCAACATCGGTTAGAGGTAGAACAGGTTGGGCTCATGCAGTCCCAGGAATTACGTGCGTGGCATCTGGACCAGATAAGTAATCTCATCTCGCAGTCTACCCAACTCTTCGAGAGTATGTACCAATCTTTACTTCAGGTAGAGAAAGCAAAGGCCGAAGCGTCTATCACTATTGCAGAGAAGGAAGCCGGCGTGAAAGCCGACACGAGTGAAGCTGCTCTCATAGAGAGTAGCAAAACGCTAAAGGCTGCATTCATCTTCAACAAGTCTGTTGCTATTGCAAATATTGCAATGAGTACTGCGGTCGGCGCAATGAAAGCGATAGAGCAACTTGGTACGTATGGAGGCGCCGCTTCAGCGCTTATCATAGCACAGGGCGCTCTCGCTATCGGTCAAGTTCTCGGCACGACTATCTCTACACTAGCCGGCTTAGCAGATGGTGGTGCAATCCGACAAGGTACTGGACCGAAATCTGATGACGTTATTATTCGCGCCAGCAAGGGAGAGTTCATGCAGCCCGCTTCGGCTGTGGACTATTACGGCGCAAGTGCGATGGAAGCTATACGTCAACGGCGTCTCCCTAAAGATGCGCTCAGAGGTTTCGCAGGAATCTCTGCCCGTAGCCCGAGGTCAGGCCGCTTCGCAGAAGGCGGTCTTGTCTCACAGTCCACACCAACACAGAGAGAAGACTCGGTGCAAATTATTAATGTAGTAGACCCGAAAATGTTCGACCGGTATATGTCGTCTACTACGGGAAAGCGCACACTCATTAATGTACTTGCGGAGAATGCTTTTGAAGTACGAAAGGTCTTGCGATAATGCTACCACAAAAGAAAACGTTAGCGGACATATTCGCGTACGAGCATAACTGGGTACAGTCGTACAAGTTTACGTATGGATACTCTACTGTTATCATTCGCGGACGTGCGCGGAATGAACAACGTAAATCAATGAACATACCTCCGTCACGTAGCGTCGAAATGGTATTCTTGACCGAGTATGACCAGACGACCGAGGTGCTAAATTGGCTGCGCTACTATCAGAGTTCGCTCGAACAAGTAGTACAAGTTCCACTCTATCATGAGCCAATACGCACACGCATTGTGAGCGATATGTTTGGCCTATCTGTGGTCACAACGAACGATATCTCGTACTATAAAAATTTGCAGGATTTATCAAGCGACCTTCTCTTCATCGATAAATCGTGGGTACAGCAGCCAACAGTCGAGGCAATAGCCTCAGTACAAAATGATAGTATCACCTTGACAAATTTCGTTAGTAAACATTATGTCGGACGCACGACGATTATATACCCGTTGATGAATGCAGTTATTACGCAGCATTCAATTCAGCACATCACGGATAGATGGTCTTCAGTGCGTCTCTTCGCGCAAGAGGTACTTGATGTAAGCCCTGTTGTCGGAATAGGAGCAAGTTAAAATGGCAGACAATATACTCGACCTTGGCAATGAGTCTTCGATTTTTCGCACGAAACCAGATTGGGCAAAAGGCGTTACGGTCACTACGGATCTGAAGAGCGAGATTCAACAGTATGTGCCTGGCGCTATGGAGATGACGCATATCAATTCGGTTACAAAAGGATTCCCGCTCATATGGGAGATGGGGTACGCGTGCCTCGATAAAGAAGATGAACACGAGCTACTCGATTTTTTCATTGATAGACAAGGGAGACTCAAACGTTTCTGGTGTCCTTACTGGTATAATTCTTTTGTGCTCTATAACGATGTGAGTAGCGGAGCGTTCACAATAGACGTGCGGAAGACTGGTTTGCCTGACGTGTGGATAGAAGGGTACATGCGATTTTTTATCTACACAAAAACTGGCGACATAATTGTGCGTCGTGTTACCGCGATTAATGACCTAACAAACTACGACCAGCTCATCTTCAGCGATGCTACAGACAGAGCAATAACGAATAACGACATTCTCTTCTTCTCATATTTTGCACTAGCGCGTTTCGATACGGACGTACTAGAAATGACACACAAAACCGCCAACGTAAGTACGTGCAGCGTGCGCGTAGTTGAGTTACTTGGTGAATACAATAACGTGGGGACGTGATTATGACAGACTATAACGACAGAGAAGGCGACCAGCAGCAACAGCAATCGTGTGAACTCTACACGCTCACCACGGGATTAGTTTTCGGACATACTTCACTTCGTACTATACAGACATCACTGTGGATGGAAATACGTATACACATATTCCTATCAAGCGCAGTGGCTTTACACGTGATATTACAGGAAGCATTCCAACTATCACAGTCGAGGTTCCTATCACAGCACCGTTCTCTAACTACCTTGCAGAGACTCCTGTTGAACCGACGACGATTGAAGTACGCAAATACTTCCTCTACGGAGCGCAGTGGCCGAACGTTCTTATGTTTACAGGAACGATTCGTAGCGTATCTGTGTCACAAAATATTGCACGTGCTATGTGCGTATCAAAAGAGTTCAAGCTCAAGCAAAGAATCCCACGTGTACTCGTGCAGAGTTATTGCAACAATGAGTTTTGCGATTCCGTCTGCGGACTCAATAGAGACAACTACAAAAATACAGCAGTCCTGGTTACCCACGTTGAGACAAACCCACCGACACTACGTGGGGCATTTGGTGGTGTGGGTATTGGCGATATGCAACAAGGGTACGTAGAGTTCGGAACGGATAAGCGTCTTATAGTCGAGCACATAGGTGATAAACTTTGGTTGCAAGGCCGACAGTTCTCTGGTATACAAGCGGGAATCAGCACAGTCGATGCGTATGCAGGTTGCCAGAAGAGTCCAGCAGAATGCACAGATCGGTTTAATAACCTAGAAAATTTCATCGGCTTTCCGTATGTACCACACGCTTCACCCGTACGGTTCGATACCGTTTAGGATAATTCAAATGAACAAATCGTACTTCACTGATACGAAAAATCGTGACTGCCTCTATGACCTCATCACATCATGGAAGGGTACACGCTTTCGGCATGGCGCTATGGTTAAAGGACGCGCTGTAGACTGCGCACTGTACGTTGCGTCTCTACTCAGAGAGCTAGGTGTATTCACAAGCATAGTTCACGAGCGCGTTCTGCAGACATGGTGTTTGCACACAAAGCGTGAAGTCATGCTGGATGGATACAGGGCTCAGTTTCAGAAACGTATGTCGCATAGACTTATTGCAGTTGAAATTGGGTTGGATGAAGAAACGCAATTCGGTGATATCCTATTCTTTGCCACGACTAAGATGGGTGTTTCAAATCATTGTGCTATCATGCTCGACTCGCCGAATATGGCATGTGCACTTGAGCATCGAGGCACGTGTATCGTAATACTATCTGATGTCTGGCGTAATCGTCTTCAACACAAATACAGGATAATGCACTATGGCTGAAGCAGTAATTGTTGGGATTTACATTGCGCTACTTGTTATCAGCGCAGCGCTCGTTATCTACTCAGCGTACCAAATGTCGCAGATACCCGACATGGACGATTTTCTTGACGACATCAATGTGGACTTTTCGGATAAAGCCCCAACCACGAGGGAGGGAATACCGATACCAATTCACTGGGGTACTTGTCGAATGGGAGGTGTCGTAATAGGATGGGATACTTTTCCAGATGCACCTACGTATGCAAATGGACAAACGCAAGCAGGTATCGAATCTATCGGCCCACGTCGCGGTGTGTGGATTGCTAATTGCATGAAGGGAGATTTCGGAACGGTCGTTCGCGGAGTTCCCGACGGAGCAGTAAGCCTCGACCATCAGATTCTTGGGCATACTATTATTGATGAATTAGCACTGCAGGGATACTTCATCGGTACGCCAGATACTTGGTTTGGTTTTGTAAGTGATACAGATCTAGTTGGTGGTATTTTCTTCAACGACGGAGCCGATATTACTAATCCAGCATGGTGCAAGATCGGACCTCATTCTCGCTATCTTCCATTCCCAGGAAGTTTTGAAGAGGCGAAATATATGAGTAAGTTACCAGGCGTTGCACATTCATATGTGCGTAGTATTTACTGCACACCTTCCGGTGGCCGCTGTCCTGGTATCTCATTTGTTATGCAGAGGAAAGTTGAAGGCACGCCGCTGAATAGCGCTTATGCAAACGTCGGTACTGACGGTGCTGAAGGTCCGGCACCTGCGTCTGTTATTTACGATATCCTATGTGATAAACAATGGGGCATCGGCCTTGACTCATCGGAGATTGATATTGATAGTTTCGATACAGCGAACGAATACTATCACGGCAAAGGCTGGGGAATGAATCTCCAGATTAAGCAGCAAATGGAAGCGCGTGAAGTAATTAGCATGATTGAATCCGCAGTGGGCTGTGTCTTAAATGTAAACAACGCTGGGCAGTATGCTATTACGATTTTGAAACCGCGTGATGTTTATGTTGCAGAACTAACCGACGAAGACATTGTGTCCTTTCAGATGCAACGGCAGACATGGGACGATACGTTCAACGACTTTCGCGCAATGTCAAAACCACGAAGGTCGTACAATGCTGCTGCCTCACCAGCCCAGATATTTCCATCCGCATTTACTTCGCGAGAGATGAGTGTCAAGAACTCCGCGAATATCCAAATGACTGGTTCGCATTTACAGATGAGCGGTATCGACCTCACACTGTTCTATAATAACAACAGCGCGAGTGAACGTCTATGGGAAATCATGGAAGACCATTCATTTCCAAAGGCAAAAGCGAATCTTGTGACGAACATGCAATTCATCTACCTTAATCCCGGCAACGTTATCAAGTTGACGAGTACGGAATATGGATTAACAGGTGACCACTACTTCCGTGTTGCACGTAAAGATATCCCAGAGCTGGATTCCAACGAACTTAACTTCGAGTTGACCGAAGTCAGTAGCGCTAGCGGTTACTACGATATAGGTGGAGGAACAGAACACGAACCACCAACAGTTGACCTTGAAGACCTAACGAATGTCAAGATATGGGAACTTCCATATGTAAAGAATGAATTTCCGTACCTACCTGTAAGCGCGCGTGGTAGTTACATCCCAACGTACCTTGTACTCGCTGCGAAGAACGATCCTGAAGATGTGATACATGAAGGATTCCGAATTGCATACTCGCAGGACGATACTGATTATTTAGGATACAGTGACGTGTTTGGTTTTTCTCTTCGTGGTGAATTAGCAGAGGATTATTCTACAGCAGGGCTTGGAACTTCTATCATAGACACGTTTGGCCTCGGATATAATCCGTGGTGGAATACCGACTTCACTTCAAACGTAACGCGCACGCTTATCGATGGAGTGTGGAGCGCCGTGGGTATTGACTTACACGAGTTAACGCCCGCAGGTGCAGAGATAGACGGCGACTTCGATTTACAGATGGGTATCAAGTTATCAGGGAGCTTGTCAGGGAATACTAGTTTCCATCTCGATGTCTACGATGTAGCTACGGATACACTTCAAATGGATGTTGCGTATGAAGGCAGTAGCAATAAGTTTGCAAATGATATTCTGGGTTCTCTCGAAGACCAAGTTTCACATACGTGGGTCGCGTATGATGCACTGGGATTGCGCATTACGCGCGTCGGCGCACTTGTCACAGGGTATTATAGTATTAATGGTGGTGGTACATGGATTGCATTTGCCACGACACACACGCTGAGCGGTCCCATTTATATCAAGGTGGATTCAGCAACGCAAGATGGTATATCAGGTTTTGACTTTACAGCAGAGAGTGGTCTACCAGACATAACTGGATTGACTTATGAAATAGACGACCTGCTAGGTATTCTCATCACACCTGACGATGATAGGCTTGCTGCAAACCTTAGCGACTTGTCGCGAGCTAATCTATTTAACAGACCTCGCCTCATTCTTATTGGTGATGAGTTGATGGCTTTCCAAACTATTACACCAGAGGGCGTTGGTGACTATCGACTCGAAGGTGTGGTACGGAATCTAGCATGGACGGAACGTGTGGCGCATGCGCAAAGTACAGAGGTATGGATATTTGGCGAAGAGATATCTGCTGGACAATTCTTCATGCAGCTCGCTATACCAGACTTCTATGTAAAGCTGCTCACGTTTTACCGCAGTGGAACCTTCCGTCTTGACGAAGCTGATGCAACCGCGCATCATGTAACCGCAGAGTTCAAAGCGAAGACTCCACAGCCGCCACGTGTGCAGGCTGTCCGCACGGGCTCGTCCGTCGTTATTACTTGGTGGCCTATATCCTACGAGTTCAGCGATGGAGCTGGTGTGCAGGATGCGGACAGCTACTCGGACTCGTATCCATTCAGAGCTGAAGGAGACTTCCTGCTGCAGAAGGACGCAGGCACGGCTTACGCCTCGGTAAGTATCACGGAGACGATTGTAGACGCAGCAGAATTTGACTTCAGCGTGACGCATAGGAATCAAGGATTCAGCGGGCCTGCAGTTACAGTAACGATTGAAACTGGCGACGGCACATACACTTCCTGGACGTAAGGAGAAAGCACAATGACAATTCTAAGTCCATCCACGCTCGAAACAGTAACGTACAGCCAGCAAGGCTGGAACGCTATTGTCAACTCAAACTTCGAGAAGATAAATGATATCTGGGGCGGCTTCGCTTCCTACTGGGAACGCGACGTAGTTAATACGGAAGTCTATCCAGCGACCGCAGGTGACAGCCTACACATAATGGATGGAGGTGTTATCCGTATCGGTGACGATAGCGACTTCATTTTCAATGCTGAGCAAACAGACTCAGTCGTTTACGTTATAGCTGGAGGCGATTGCGATACCGGCTTTATGATGAAGGTAGATTCCGCAGCACAAGATGGAGTCGGACTTGCAATTATGAATGATGACGCTGACCCACATTCTGCAGCGCTTCTTCTTGGTTCGACTGGCGACCCTGACTCAGTACTAGACAATGCTGAGCTAGGTATTATCGGCCTTGCGTTTGTTGGCTGTCCTGTAAGTGTGCTCGATATGGGAGACACAAAAGCATTCATCAAAGGTATTGCAGACCAGAACTGGGATGTCGGAAATACCTATCAGGGTGCGCGCTTAGATTTTGGGATAACAATACCGTACTTGGATACACCTGCAATTTACGCACGCCTTGATAGAACTGGTTTTCGTTGCACGTCGAAGAGTGACATCGCTACAGTTGATGGAAATATTGACACAGGGTATACAGGGCTTTCGTACGCCTCATATACTGGTCAACAATCGATAGTAGCACAGACCGCGTAAATGTAAAAGGGTTATGCAGTACGCGCGATTCCGCAAGTTCCTCAGCATGTCATGGATACAAAGAAATGGCTAATAATAATGTTGCTGGAATGACGGATTTTATTTCGCAACAGACACTTCCTATGGGAGTAACCAGCCCGCTTCTAATGATGATAATGGTCGACCTCGAAACAGTTGACGCGTACGCCTTAGCACATTGGGACGCAACGAACGGTGTAGTGCTCCTCTCTTCAGGAGCTGAAGTCAGCACGACCTACAATACAGCGGGTCACTTGAACCTCTACACAAGTACAGGCGAATTTAAGATTCAAAATCTTATTGGTGCTACTGCAAAGGTTGCTATATGGATACTGTCTGCAGGATAAAAATATGTACGCCTTTCTATGCAAGCGTCTCTGATGAAACGAGAGCTAGTGTAGGTGCGCTACGTGCAGCAGGTATTGATTTACATTGGGAAGCTGCACGTTCAACATACATAGGCAAGACGCGGAACGCTTGTGTGTCACGTGGACGGCAGACGTATGCGTGGCCTGAGATAGACGCAGGCTACACTCACTTCCTTCACCTAGACAGCGATATCGCTTTCAGCGTAGAAGACCTCCGCAGGCTACTCTCCCACGACGTACCTATCGTGTCCGGTTCCTATCAGAGCAGGCACAATCCGAATCACTCTACAGCAGGATACTGGGACCTGGCTATTGGAGATACAGGCCAGTACCTTCGGATGAATGCTACAGGGTTGCTCGAAGTTGATTGGTGTGGAGGTGGATTTCTCCTTGTAAAGAGAGAGGTATTTGAGAAGACAGAGCAGCCGTGGTTTCACCACCATCTTGTTACAGTAATTACTCCGGACGATAGAGTCCACAACATAGAGAGCGGAGAGGACCAAGGATTTTGTGTCAAGGCCGCAGAAACAGGCTACGATATACTAGTAGATTCCGATTGTAAAGTTCAACACCTAACAGACCGAGGGAGGTCAAACATGCCAGAGACAAAGATGACACCGAACGTGTCGCAGAAGACTCTCGACATCGACGCTGTCCTAGCAACGGCGCACAAACGCTTGCGCCAATCAGCTACTGACTTCGACAAGTTCGGAGACATAGTTGGTCAGCTCATTCAACAGAATGCCGCAGACCAGAAAGAGATCGCAGCGTTGAAGGAAAAAAACGAATCACTGAAGGTGACAGAAATTAAGGAGCAGTAATGGGAGCATTCCTGATTCACCCACTCACGATAGCACTAGTCGGTGGCTTTTTGGCTATCAGTATCGCACTTTACAATAGTCACAAGTCAAAGGAGCTACTGAATCATCAGTTTCGTATTGAAGCACAGGTTAAAGCCGAGGATACTATCGCGAGTAAAGTGAATCAAGTTGATTGTGATTCGCAGGTCGAAAAATGCGCATCACGTTTTGGTAAAGGAGAGGAGCAGTTCAGGAAGATAGAAAGAGCACTCGTCGCTATCTATGTGAAGCAAGGCGGCACACCCCAGGAGCTTGATTTATGAGTTACTTCATTCAGCAGATTCCGCTAACTGTAAAGCACGGCAACATGATAGGAGAGTTCTATCGGCTCACAGACCGCACACGGGCCGTCGTCCTCTTCGTATCCAACCTACTCGTAGGTAAGTATAATCGCATACCTATCTGGACCGAGTTTGATAGGACACAAGAGCAGCAGGACATATACTATGCGAAGGAGATAGTCGCAGGGAAGTTCGTTGAGGTAGATGGCGCAAAGCACTACAGCCTTAACGGAGAGCGTCCTACGTATAGTGTTCATCAGTTTCATCGCGGGGCAGATCTATCTCGCAGGAACCTCTCCGATAATATCATCGAACAGATACGCACGTCTGTGAATAACGTCTTTCCTTATGGGAAGACTGGACTCAGTACGTGTCTCTTCCATCAACAGTATGGCAAGTCACATCTTCACTTTCAATCGGGGGTGTAATGGATACGCTCGACAAACTCGCTCTGGAACACAAGACAGATAAGTGTAGTCGTGGGCATGGCTACACAGACGCCTACGATATCCACTTCTCCTGTCTCAGACATGATAAGATTCGATTGCTGGAGATAGGCGTCTGGCGTGGTGCATCTCTGCGTATGTGGAACGATTACTTCACCCAGGGGTATATCGTGGGTATAGATAAGACGCTGTGCACAGTAGAGGGAGAGCGCATCGCCACGGAGATGGGTGACCAGACTGACGCTCTCTTCCTTGCACGTGTAAATCAAAACCACGGACCGTTCGACATTATCATAGACGACGGCGGGCATACTATGCGTCAGCAGCAACAGACTGCTGCGGTACTCTTCCCTATGTTAAGCCCTGGTGGTATCTACGTGGTCGAAGATTTACATACCTCCTACGATAAGGATTTCCACGACGCGCCGTTGACAACTATCGAGTATATGAAGAGCCTGATTGACGATATCAATTTGAATGGTAAGCGGGCAAACGGATTAGAAGACCTAACACAGAAGGAAGGTCTGACATATAACGAGCAGCATATCAGCTTCATGTCTGTCTACCGCAGTATCGTCTTCATTGGAAAGAGGTAAGCATGGGAAGGAAGATTGACCGAGATAACTTCTTCTATTACACAGCGCAGCCTATCGACCAGCAGATAGGAAAGCGTGCCACGAAGGTAACTGAAGTCTGGAAGTGCTGGTGGTGTTATCGTGGTAAGACCCGTATCATGACCGTCGTAGCAGCCTATCTATATGATGGCGGTTCTATCCCTCGCATCGCTTGGTCTATCCTCGGTATTACGCCGAGCGGTCCAGGCGACGGTGGGTTCCTTCCCCACGATGTTCTCTTTCGTGCGATGGGTGGGAAGAAACCAAAAGCGTATAAAGGCTGCACTGTTACAAATGAGAACGGCAATGCGGTATGCGTACCACGAGTCGAAGCAGACTGGGTTATGTATGAAGGTCTGCGTCGTGGAGGTATTGCAAAACATCGTTGCAGAATAGCTCACGCGTTCGTGCGTACCTTTGGTCGTTGGCATTGGGGTGGGCCTATGCCCGTTGCTGAATAGTCCTGCTGTCTTCTGACAGCCTCCGGCGCCTCGCATAGTTTGCCTTTGACTTGCGGGGCGCTTTTATTTACACACGGTAGATAGTTATAAAAATGCTATACTCGTACATACCCTATGTGTATACACCACTACTAATATCTATACATTACTATTTGTAAAGTAAGTTTTATAAAGATACCTAGGGTATGTATTGGTATAGCATTTTTATAACATTCTACCATCTGTAAATAAGCAAGTCTTCGTATAAACCTTTTGCAAAAGTACGTTCCTTTACAAAAAGAATATTACTGACTAGCCAGTATGGTAGAATAACCGGACAGAATGGTAGTGCCCTCCCTAGCAAATCGTCATTTAATTGCCCTGCTAACGCATTGATTCTAAAGGGCGTCTATTTAAGGCCCAAAAAAAGTGTTTCAAATCCCCCTATACCTAATATATCTTTGGGTGTCGGTGGAGATAGGCCGGCAGCTCTTTCTCACTTCCGGATAGCTCAGAGGACACGAACGCCGAAAAGCAACCTTCTCACAAGCAGCCCGCCGCAAGTACAGCCTTGCAGGCCGCCTGAAATCTTGGAGAAGCAACCCGAGTACGCTAGTAGCTAGTACCTTTGCAAAAATTCTGGAAGCGCTCTTTGAAATTATCGGCACAAAAGGTTCTATCTACGAGAACCTTCACTCAGCGGACCAAAACGATACGAGAGTCTGCACCACATAAACTACTTGGAGTTGTCACCGAAAGCCCCGAGAGTGAAAAACCAAAAAGCATAACAGCTTAATAAAAGTAGAGGCACCTCAGACGTGCCTCTACTCTTCTAACCATGCCAGCGGCGGTTACAAGCCCGCGAGTAAATGGGAGTAGAAGAACTCACAAACTTTAATGGAGGTAGACAAATGAGAGACTCACAATTGGATGCATACCTGGTAGAGGACGACGACTTTCACATCACGGGACGCACCACGAATAAAGACTGGGACATCGAGGACATCTTCGAAGAGATAGAAGAAGAGATGAACGAGAACGTTGCAGCATTCGTCATGCAGGAAAATACAGAAGTCAAGGTGCTCTGCGTCTACTGTGAAGGCGTAGGCTGCGGACACTGCGATGACCTCGGCTTAATGGATATAGTAGAAGAAGGAGAGATGCTATCACAGTGGGAGGTAGACAACGTGGCTTTACTTGCAGAGATAGATGCTATGTGTGATGAGGCCATATATGAACTATCGTAAGCGTGTGGAACAGATAATCGCAGAACGGTCCAAGCTCAGGTGGCGTAAAGCACATCGATGGGGTAGACGCGCTTTACTCTTGCAAGGTCTTATTGGTTTTGCGACTGGAGTGATTGCTGTTTTGAATATGCTAGGTATCTAGGCGAACGCCTACTCCTTTATATACACCCACAGATGGAGGCACGATGAGTATCAGTATAAAGATACGATGGAAGGAACGCACTGGACATGTTAAGGGCTACGACACGAAGAAGAACCTTGTGTTCAGCGAATCGTTCAGCGCGCCAACGCGCAAGGCGTTCAGCACGAAGGTCCAGAAGAAGCTCGAAGAATACGCGGGCGTCGACGCTACAACAGTCGAGACCGCATAGTTCACTTACAATTTTTTGGAGGCTACGAATGAAAGCAGGAAGAACACTTACAGCAATCGCAACAGAACTCGACCGGCAGATGAAGACGAAGAAGGATTACGTTGTAAGTACACAGATGCTCACGATGAAAGAGAACGGAGAGGTGTCGGGAGGTAACCACAGCTACGCCCTCACACAATACGCTCACAGTCAGGTTGCATCTCGGGTAGGTATTCCAAAGCAGTACTACGACCGCATGCGTACCGAGGCTCCGAAGCTACTCTCCAGCAATGTCAATCACTGGTTCCATGATAAGCCTGAGAAGAGAATGCTGCGGACCTTGGATGGAAACATCCGAGCGTTCCTCTCAGACCGTTACCGCCCTCTCGATAATTACGACCTCGCCGAGGTGGTTCTCCCTGCACTCCAGGATACTGGTTGTGAAGTAGTCTCTGCGGAAGTCACAGATATTCGCATGTATATCAAGGCCGTGACGCCTCGCATCCAGCAGGAAGTAGGAAAGGGAGACGCAGTGCAAGCCGGCCTTGTCGTTTCCAACTCTGAGATAGGCGCCGGCTCCTTACGCATTGAACCGCTTGTCTACCGCCTCGTATGTCTTAACGGAATGATAGCAGCTGACCACGCGATGCGAAAGTATCACGTCGGTCGCCGCTCGCAAGAAGAGCAGGTGAACATGCGGTTCTATTCTGATAGCACAAGGGCTGCTACAGATAAGGCTTTCTGGCTTCAGGTCAAGGACACAGTTAACGGAGTTCTCTCAGAGGACGGCTTCGCAACGATAGTAGCCTCGATGAAAGGCCTGAAAGATTTCCAGATAGACTCCAAGAATACAGATGCGAATAAGGTAGTCGAAGATGTAACTACCAAGCTGTGCATGTCGGATACGGAATCAGGAGGAGTGCTGGACCATCTTATCAAAGGCGGCGACCTCACAGGTTACGGTGTGATGAATGCGGTAACGCGCATGTCGCAGGACGTAGAAGATTACGACCGCGCCACGGAGCTGGAGAGATGGGGCGGCATGATGACAGGCTGGTCCATCGCGGAGTGGAAGACAGTCGGACTGGTAAGGAGCTAATGGCAAAACGGAAGCGCCAAACGCAAACTGTCGCGCAGATAATTGAGGAAGGAACCTACATGACTCATGCCGGAGGTGGAAAGCGCAGGCGGAAGAAAGACGACGACCTACTTATCCCAGCGTCGGGTAGCTCGACGAAACCTTCCAAGCCTACGCCTTCAGACTTCACAGTCACACACGGACGGCATGAAGAGTTCTGTTGGATGATGCACAGTTACACACGCGCTGGAGAATGGAAGAAGGTCAAAGGATTTCTTACTGGTTGGTGGCGTCAGGTCTACGGCGCGGGTTCTACACTACCAGAAGGAGAGGTCAGGGCATTAGATATCTACGTAATAATTCAGTATGAATTGCTAGCACACGGACACGAGGTTGCGGGTATTCCTCTCCCGGCGAGAGTGGCTACCAATCTCACAGCCGCGCGGTCACTGTTGGAGGACAGACCGCGTGCTGTTAAGATGTTTACAAAAGGCAGCTCGCAATTATTCGAGTATGAAGCCTGTTCAGAGTTCGGTCAGTATTTCATAAACTTTACAAATGAGGAGTCTATCATGGCTGCAAAGAAACGTACAGCAAACACAACCGCAAAGAAGACCGCCACGAAGAAGACAGCAGTGAAGAAGGTTGCGAAGAAGAAGACAGCGGAGAAGAAGACAGCAGTGAAGAAGGAACCGGCGAAGAAGACTGCAGCGAAGAAACCTGCAAAGCTGAATACGAAAGCGCGTGAGTCTGCAAAGAAATCTGAGCCGCGTGTTTCTGCAGGCGGGTACATCTGTGACCTTCTTATCGAGAAGAAGTACACAGACGAACAGCTCACGAAGATGGTTGCGAAGAAGTTCCCTGACTACGCAGAGAAGTCTTGCGCAAATGCAGGGCCGTTCTACCGCTCCAAGTTGGCCGCGGGTGCTATCAAGCGTCACGGCGTCGTGAAGCTGAAAGCAATAGAGAAATAGTGGCAGGGAAGAGAAAGAGGCAGCGGCCGAAAGGTCGCTGCCTCCGCCCTTACCAAAGGTCCGCATTGTCCTTCGCGAGGGAACGGAGACGCGTTGCCCTCTACATGGATATGAGACTAGGGAAGACGCTTGTGACAGTCCGTGCTATTAAGGCCGACCCCAAAGTAAAGAGAGTACTTGTGGTCGCGCCTTATTCAGCGCTGTATGGATGGAGAACAGAGCTAGCGATTGAAGGCGAGCATAATGTGGTCGATTTAATTGGCGCGGCTCCTGTACGAAAAGAAGCACTTGCTTCTGTACAGGACGCCGCGCCTTTTTCGTATTGCGGCCAAAGAATTTGGTGCATTATGAACAAGGAAGGGCACAGAGTTATCGGCGCTGAAATCCTACGAGTAAAGTGGGACGCAGTCGTGTGTGATGAATCAACCTTCTTGAAGAATCCAGACGCAACCATCAGTCAGTACTTTGCTACGAACTTTCGCCAGGCGCGTTGGAGAGTTTGCCTCAGTGGTACTCCTGCCCCAGAAGGCGAGATAGAATACTTTCAGCAGATGAAGTTCCTGGATGAGAAGCTGCTCGGTGATAACTTTTGGAAGTGGAGGCATGCGAACTTCGTCTGTCCTCCTAAGACTCACGAGTGGTTCATGCGGAAGAAGAGTCGCGAAGCGCTCACGAAGAAACTTGCAAAGCGGTGCTACTTCCTCAAGCGTAAGGACGCAGGCTGTGACGAGAAGAAGGTATACGAAGTTCGCAAGGTTGAGATGCCTGCAAAGGTTCGCAAGATATATACGAAGCTTGAAGATGAGTTCCTGCTGGAGGCAGAGAAGCGAGAGACGCTGAAGACGATTTGGTCGATGCAACAATTCATCTGGGCTCGCAGACTCACAGGTGGTTTCTATGATAAGGAGCTGCTATGGAATGGAAAGGTGAGAGCGCTAACGGAACTCCTGAAGGGAGAGCTATTAACGGAGCAGGTTGTAGTGTGGGCAGACTTCAAGTTGGAGGGTGAAGCTATCTGTAAAGCACTCGGGAAAGACTGTGCTTTCATTAATGGAAGCGTGCCGATGCCGAAGCGCGTTCCTATCTGTACCGCCTTCATGAAGAAGAAGACTCGCATACTAGTATGCCAGCCCGAATGCTTCAGGCATGGAGTAGACTTATCCAGTGCTGATACGATGGTCTACTTCTCCTCGCCTTTAGGATTGGAGACGCGTCAGCAAACAGAAGACCGGACGATACGAATAGGTAAAGGAACACCAGCACTAATAATAGATTTACTTGTGGAGAATAGCGTCGATGAAGATATACTCACTTCACTAAAACGAAAGGAGAGCAAGAGTGACAGGATGCGCAGAATGGTACAGGGTGCCCAACGTCGCTGCGCTTGAAGGCGCTCTCACTGTTGACCCGTCGATAGAAAATGTCGGATGGGCATGGTGGGATGGAACGGATAAGCCTTACACTGGAGTTATCCATGTGAAGCATCCGAAAAAACCACAGCCTATTGGGAAGCGCTTGCAGGTGTTAGGCCAGCACATGAAGAATGTTCTACTCGTACTCTCTTGTGTAAACCGAGTGATTATCAAGCAGCCTGAGTTCTGGGGTGGAGGTAGCGTAGCGAGTGCCGGCTCCGGAAGTCTTGGAACGCTCACGCTTGCTACTGGCTACATCGCGGCCGTAGTCGAGCAGATGACAGAAGCGGAGATAGTAATGGTTCCGGTTCGTGCTTGGAAAGGTACGATGAGCAAAGCGGTAGTCGGCTCAAGAGTAGAACGCGTGAACGGAAAGATTTACCGAGACCACGAACTCGATGCAGTAGGTATCGGGTTTGGTATCGCAGGAGTTTTGTAAATGGGAAAGCGGAAGAAGAAAGCCTACGACCCAGTTGAAGAAGTTATGCAATGCAGGAAGTGCGGACTTGCAAAGACGAGACGGCACGTCGCGGCTTGCCGCATCATCGGTTCTACTCCAGCGAAGGTTCTCATTATCGGAGCTGCGCCGAGCCGCAGTGATGATTTGAAAGGTAGAGCATTTGCAGGTCCGGATGGCAAACTGATGGAGTACCTTCTCAGAGAAGCGGGCGCGCCCAGTTCCATCCTGCTGGTAAACTCCGTGTGCTGCATTCCCTGTGAGAGCAGAGGAGGTGAGGAGAGGGAAGCTACGGCGGCCGAAGTACTAACTTGCAGGGCAAATATTGCCGCGCTTATCCGGGAGCTATCGGCCCCACAGCTAGTCTTCTTCCTCGGCCCTATCGCAGAGAGGTTCTGGCGGAAGGAGTATCCAAAGGGAGTTACCCTGCGGAACCCTGCTGACCTCCTCAAAACAGGTGGGAATGCCTCTCCAGGATACCCCGGGCAGGTGAGGCTACTGGAATCTATGTTTGCCGCCCTCTCGGAGCCTCGTCCTGGGCGGATAGCTACCTAGTACGATAGAGACTACCCTATAACGAAAGGAGGGCTTGTATGGCCCTTAAAACAGTCAGTACGAATTTGGCCGATATCGGTCTCCCTGCAGACTGGACCTTAGAGGAGGGAATAACCCAGTCGCTACTTAGCAGCTACCTGTGTTGCCCTTTCAAAGGTCTGCTCAAATTTAATCGCTGGCAGCACGCTTCAAAGAAGACTGCGACCCGCTTCGGCTCTGGCTTTCACGAGATACTCGATATTGCCTACACGAGACAGAGGGCGCTGAAGCCTAACGAGTTAGAGGTAGCGCTTGCGAAGTACATCGATGCGTCTAAAGACTACACGTCAAAAGAAACGGAGCAGAAGGAAGAAGACAAGGCACTGCTGCATGCTGTTCTCAGATGCTACTTCGTTCGGTACAGCAGTGACTTTGTGAAGAAGAATTTCAAGCACGTCGAGAAATCGTGGGAGGTTCCGTTCGAGATGTCGACGTTACGTGGAAAGGTTGACGGAGAGTTCATCGACAAAAAGAATAAGATCTGGCTAATGGAGCATAAGACGAAGTCGCGTATTGATGAAGAGACACTGATGCTCAAACTTGCCTTTGACTTTCAGAACCTTATGTACATAACGATGTACGAACGGGCTACTGGGAATACGGTCCGGGGTACGCTCTACAATGTAATTCGTAAACCAGGCTTGCGAAGGAAGGCGGCAGAAACTCTGAAATCATTTGCGGACCGGGTAGCTGTGGACGTTACTGAGCGACCAGAGCATTACTTCAAGCGGATGGAGGTAGTGTATTCGCAACGAGATAAGAAACTCTTTGTCGACGAGCTCAGCGTAATCCTTAATGAGTTACGGACCAGGCTCACCTGCGGCGTGAAATCATTCTATCGTAATAGGTTTGCATGCGAGCTACCTTACAAATGTGAGTACCTCCCCGCATGTGCAGCAGGACACCTTGGAGGTTACGAGCAGGGCGATACTCTATTCCCAGAGTTGCCTGAAGTAGCTGCTAAGAAGAAGCTACCGAAAAAGCGCAAGCGTTAGTCCACATTTACAACAGAAGGAGGAGGTTGCCCCATGGCAGCTGTGAAGAAAATTGAGAAGAAGAAAGCTGGTGTGAAGCGTACCGTTAAGAAGTCTGCGACCGCCGCGAAGAAGGTAGGCGGTGGGATGTCAGTAGCTAACGGTGTGGGTGTGACTCTTCCCACTGAGAAGAGTACACCGTCACAGAATCTCGAAGACTATACCTGGCTTATCTATGGAGAGAAGAAGATTGGAAAGACTTCGCTGGTGTCCCACTTCCCTGATGTACTCTTCAGTATGTTTGAGCCTGGAGGTAAGGCACTAGAAATCTTCCAGACTGAGGCGCTTACCACATGGGAACAGTTCCTCGGATATATCTCTGCACTGGAGAAGGACAAAGGGAAGTTTAAGAATGTGTGCATCGACCCAGGTAACCAAGCGTACGATAGATGCCTTGAGTACGTGTGCAGAAATGCAGGTATCGGACATCCAGGCGAGCTGAAAGACTATGGCGCGACGTGGAAGAAAGTCTCGCAGGAGTTCCAGAGCGCACACATTAGAATAGCGGCACTGAACCTCGGCTTCATCGTACTAGCTCACTCCAAGGAGAAGGAGATAGAGAGCAGTACCGGAGATACTTTCACACGTATCGTTCCTGTGATGAGTGGAAGCACTGAGGAGTTCTATGCGGGCGTAATAGATATCATCGGATACTACCACTACGTAGGCCGCAGAAGGTTCCTGCAGATACGCGGCGATGCTTTGGTACAATCGGGTACGCGCTGCGAGCGAAACTTCCTCACCCCAGAGGGAGAGCCGATCGTAAGTATTCCTATGGGTAGAACGAGTAAAGAAGCATATGACAATCTTGTCCATGCTTTCCATAATAAGCAAACCAAAACCTATTCGGACTTGAGCGTTCAGGAGGACGCAAGTCCACGCAAAGCAGGAGCACGGAAGAAGAAGCCGAAACGTCGCACGGTATAATTGCGACAGTATTTCAAAACCAACCCAACATACCATGGAGGTATACAAATGGGAAGTCAATTCAAGAGCCAGCTTGCAAAGATGCAGAAGAGTTTCACAGAAGGTAAGAAAAAGGCGAAAGAGTTCGGCACAGATATTCCTAACGGAATATACGAGGGCCAGCTGCAGACTTACAAGATGGAAATCAGCCGCGGTGAGGCGAAGCGTCTCCAGGTATGCCGTGAGGTTCTCATCGATGACGGTGGGTCGCAGGATGGAAACGTATCGCGCGACTGGCAGGGTATCGAGCATCCTGTCGGTATGTCTTTCCTCATGCAGAATATCGCGATGCATGGATACGAGATGCCTGACGATACTTCTGGAATAGAAGACTGCGTCGAAGCTATCGATGGCGATGCTCCTCGTTATCGTTTCCAGATCTCTGAGAAGGGTGGATACAAAAACTTCCGCATCTTGGAAATCCTTGAGAGCGGCGAAGAAGCCGATGGAGGAGAAGCCGGTGAGCCTGAAGGCGAAGAGCCTGAAGCTGATGGTGAAGCTGACGGTGAAGGCGAAGAGATGACAGAAGAAGAAGCACAGATTGCGAACGTGCAGGAGTTCTGCGACGGTCAGGGAGTAGAGTACGACGCGGACGATGACCTCGACGTACTGAAAGAGAAGATAAGCGAGTATGAGTTCTACCTTGACTCGCTGACGCAGGAAGATATCGACGAACTCGGCTTCGACGAGTCTTCACCTGAAGAAGGTATCTCGGAAGATGATAAGGCGCTTCTGGAAGACCTTGACCTTGGTGAGTTGGTGAAGGCACCTGTTGCGAAGAAGAAGACTGTTGCGAAGAAGAAGACTGTTGCGAAGAAGGGCGCAGCCCGCAAACGTAAGTAGTTGACAGAACAGTTCATGCCTGGTTTCGAGAAGAATCACCGCGCGTGCAAGTTCCTCAGGTTTCGGCCTGGGGAATGCGCGCGGTGCTCTCGTAACAATGCACGCGTCGTGGATATAGACGAACTGTGCACCTACACTGAGGAGGCGGAAGGTGGGGAAACGCAGACGCAGCAAGAAGGAAGTTGAAATCACGAGCGTCTGTAGTTTCGACTTGGAGACTACAGGCCTGGAGATGTACCGCGGTGATACGATATTTGCATTCTGCATCGGAAGCGTAGATGGGGAGGTTGAAGTAGTACGGCTCGACCGTACCGGAAGCATGGGCAAAGAACGCCTGCAAGAGTTTCTCAACGATACCTCTATTGCGAAGGTCTGTCACAATACGAAGTTCGAGCTAGGGATGTTAATTGCAAACGGCTACAGCGTACCGAAGGAAACTGTGTGGCACGATACGATAATTATGTCAGGTCTTCTGCGGAACCTAGCTCAGTCGCATGCGCTGGACGCAGTCGCGTGGGAGCTGGCAGGATGGTCACGCGAGCTAGATGTGAAAGTATCTAGGGAGGCAAGAGCGTACCGCGGTTATCAGAATGTTCCGGAAGTAACGATGAAGCCTTATCAGGTTGCAGACGGTCAGCGTGCCATGCTACTCTACCAGACGTTCTGGCCAGAGATAGAATCCAACCCCGACCTGCTTGCAGATTACTGGAATGAGATTGAGCTCATAAAAGTAACGCAGAGAATGGAGCAGTACGGCATACAGCTAGACGTTAAGGCAACGAAGAAGGTTATCGCGAATTGCCATAAGAAAGTACTGGACGCAGAGGAGGAGTTGGAGAAGACTGTTGGAGAATCGTTCAACCTTGCAAGCGGTCCGCAGGTTTCCGAGTTACTCTACACAAAGCTGAAGCTGCCTATCCTTAAGTTCACAGGTAGTGGTCGACCTTCCACAGATAAAGATACGCTGAACGAATTACGAATGAAGACTCCACACCCAGTGTTGGACCTCATTCAGAAACACAGGTCGTTCAAGAAGGGTGGTGCTATCGCAGAAGGATACTTGGACTTGGCCGATAGTAAAGGTATAGTCCATCCGAATATCAAGACGAACTTCGCGCAGACCGGACGTGAAGCATGTGACACTCCCAACCTTCAGAACGTACCGAAGGATACGAATGCCAAGAATCCATTCATCGTTCCCTTGCGTAAATGCTACACTCCACGTGAAGGTCGCGTACTCTTCTCCTTAGACCAGTCTGGTATCGAGTTGAGATTGATTATAGAAGCGGCGCAGAGTATGAAGATGGTGGAATTGATGAAGAAGGGCATCCACCCGCATATTTACGCATGCAAGTTATTCTACGGAGATACGTGGAAGAGCAAGAAGGAACAGCCCGAACTTTATAGCGCAGGGAAGAATGGACATTTCTGTTTGTGCTATGGCGGTTCGCTAGGGAAGTTCGCTTCAGCACTCACTCTTGAGATAGGAGCAGCACGCCCTGGGTATGAGAAGTACCGCAGGGAGTTCCCTGAAATCGCTTTCCTATCTAGTACAGGAGCGAAGGCAGTAGAGGACGCAGGTTTCGTAGTTACTCCGTTCGGCCGCAAGTTGTACATACCGCACGGGAAGTCTTACGTGTGGTTGAACTATTACATTCAGGGAACAGCAGCAGGGATAATAAAGCGCGGACAGGTCGCTGCGGATAAGTGGCTAACAGAAAGCAAATTCGATTCTGTGCATCAGGTACTAACTGTGCACGATGATATCATGTACGAATGTCCGCAGAAGCTATGGAACAACGAAGAGATACGCAAATGTCTTCTTAATGGAATAGCAAGATGCATGACTAACCTACTACAAATAAAGGTACCGCTCGAAGTAGAGGTATCGTACACATCCCATTCGTGGGATAGAATGGAGGACGTCGCCTTATGACGAACCTGACAAAGAAACCTGGACGACGTGAGCTGGCTGCGCGCGTGTGCAAGCTGGCTTCGATTACGTCGTTCACTGATGAACAGCTGGGCTTTACACGCGAACAACTAGTCGACCTGACCTTGTACCTAACCAATACGAACGACCTACTATCTCAAATGAAGGAGCGGCTGGATGGCAACGAAAAAACGGAAAGCACGGCCGGAAGGTAAAGCGGTCGACGTCCGGGCTTTCGTGCAACACGGGTTTATCCAGCAGTCAGAGACGCGTGACCACGTTGGAGGTCGATGTCCTTTCTGTAGTAAAGACGGACACTTTGCAATTAACGTGAGCACACATGCGTGGGATTGCAAACGATGCGGAGTGAGCGGAGGTTTCCAAACATTCCTGCGTCAGATTAGTGATAGGAATATAGCGGAGTTCAAAAGACAACCTGCTATTGCCCTCTCCAAGAATCGGGGTATACCGATAAGCACGCTCCGCAGTTGGGACGTAGGCTATAATCCTGCAACTGGTGGGTACAGCATACCAATCTACGATTGCGGCGATACGAAACGCCTGCACGATTTGAGGTACTATACAATCGGAAAGGACACGAGGTCGACAGCGACATGCTCACTCGGATTACTCGGGTGGGAGAAGCTAGGTGAGACGAAGGAGGTCTGGGTATGCGAAGGAGAGTGGGACTGCATCGCTCTCAGTGAGCACCTGGACAATGCGGTAGTAGTGGGCACGCCTGGAGCTGGTACGTTCAAGATGGAGTGGGCGCGACTCTTCGAAGACAAGGACGTTATCTTCGCATACGATAATGACGAACCTGGAAGAGTGGGAGCAATCAAAGCCCACAACACAGTCGCTCCATTAGCACGCACGGTACGGCATATCAAATGGAAAGAGGACACGCCTGAGAAGTATGATGTGCGGGACCAATGTGCTGCAAATAAGCGAGGCGCTGTAAAGAGTTTACGCGCGCTCTTCGACGACACGCCTGCTCCTGCTGAGAATGAGAAGGTGGTTGTGAATACTAGCAAGCCTGAGGAGGTAGTCTATGAAGGCAACGGACTGCGGGCAGAGACGCTCTACAAGCACTTCACAAAGTGGTTGCATCTTCCCGATACTATGTGCCTTGATGCTATCTTCGGCACGGTGATAGCTAATAGGCAACCGGGCGACCCACTGTGGCTATTCCTTGTAGCTCCGCCAGGAGGAACGAAAACAGAACCTCTCCTTGCTCTCAGTGATTCGCTAGGTATCATTTGTAAATCGTCACTATCCGCAAAGTCGCTTGTGTCGGGACAGATAGTCAGTGGAGGTGTTGACCCTTCCCTGCTGCCGCGGTTAAACGGAAAGGTACTTATCATAAAGGATTTCACAACCGTGTTATCTATGCCTCAGATATGGCGAGAGGAAGTCTTCGGCATATTGCGAGACGCATACGATGGTAAGTTCGAGCGTGACTACGGTAACGGAGTGTTTCGGAAGTATGAAACCTCCTTCGGTATCATAGCTGGAGTTACCCCAGCGATAGAACATTACTCTGAAGGGTGCTCTGCTCTTGGCGAAAGATTTCTATCGTACCACATGCCGATAGCAAGAGGTATCCGCGCACGTAGGAAGTTTATCGAACGTGCACAGGCGAACGTAGGTAAAGAGGAGGAGATGAAAGACGAACTTCGCTCAGCTGCGAAGCGCTGTCTCGACTACGCCTTCGATGAACCGTGCTCTATGCCTGTGGATATTGCTGGGAAGATAATCGACCTCGCTCAGGTAACGTCACAGATGCGTGGAGTAGTCGCACGTGATAGATTTACAAAAGATATTACGCATCGTGCGTATGCTGAGCTAGGTACACGATTAGTGAAGCAGCTTACAAAGTTAGCCGTAGGGATAGCAAAGTTCAGACGGTCAGATGTTGTAGGCTTGCGCGAGTATCAGGTACTCGAGAGAATAGCCCGAGGTTCGATGCCCTCTGGGGCAAAGGCGGCTATCGAATCGATGGTACTGAAGACTGAGAAGGAAGGGTGGACAACCAAGGAACTCTCTGAGATTATTGGACTGCCGCCGTTTCCTACTACAGATAGAATCATGCAGAACCTTCACCTGCTTGGCGTAGTTAGACGCGCGCGTGGTGTGGTTGCGACTACTAATCACTGGACGCTTGAGGACGAGTTCCTGGAAGCGGCAATAAATGCAGAGGTATTCGATGGCAGCTAAGAAGAGGAAGAAGGACGCAGGCGCATTACCTATACGTACAGCAATGCGTGGTGCGATTGAGAATGTTCCTATTGGTAAACTGAAGCTATGGGCCAAGAACCCAAGGAAGAACGATAAGGCAGCACCGAAGCTGGCCAAGCTTTTGAAGGAGCATGGACAGCAGTCGCCTATCGTCGCATGGGCAAAGGACCGTGTTGTTTACAAGGGAAATACAACCTTGAAGGCAGCAAGGCTACTCGGATGGAAAGAGATACGCGTGCTCTGGGCGGACTTCCCTAGTGAGACTGCGGCTATTGCCTACGGCATCGCAGATAATAAGAGTAGTGAGTTCGCAGACTGGGATGGAGAAGTACTGGCTTCCATCATGGAGTCCGAATCTATTGACGCGTCAATGGTAGGATTTGAGGAAAATGATATCAGGATAGGTCAAATCTCAGCTACCGTGTCAGATGATTCCAAGGCGCTGCTTCGGGCCGCTCATGAGCTTAGCGGGAGCGCCAGAGGGCAGCTTAATGGAATCGGGCTATACCGAGAGGGCTATCTGTGGGCAACGAACCTTGAGGTGTTTATCGGCGTGAAGGTTGGCCTGGGTATCGTAACCGAAGGGCTGTACGATCTCTCCCTCCTTATTCGTGGCGTACAGGGTACGAAATGCAAGTACCCAAAGCAGGTTGAGTTTCCTTCTCTCCCTTTGAAACATGTGACACCTGCGACCTTCAAGGATGCTCAGGACATTCAAGACCTCGCGCCCTTCGTGCAGTTTGCCTATCCCAGAGAGCAGCGCCCCATGTTGTACGGTGCTCAGGTAGTCAAGGGAACGCTCTATGCGTCAGACGGAGCCTGGGGCGCTTTCTGTCCGTATAAGATTGCAGACGGACGCTCTCTTCAGATACGTGCTGAAGGTCTTCGCTCGCTCGGCGGATTACTGGCAAAGACTACGAAGGTTATGGTAGGAAAAAAGTGGGTGACTCTTGCCTCTGAGGACGGGTCTGTAGTTCTCTGCAGTAAACTCGATGACTCGCTTGCGTATGTCGATATCAACAAGGCTATACCGAAGGGCAGGAAGTTTACAGCTATCCCTGATGACTTTGTGGACGCAGTAGCAGAGTGTCAGCAGATAAATAATTCGGTGGTGAACCTTCCTATCCTATCCGATAAAGAGCTGACGCTTGTTGATGTGGATAACCACCGGAAGTTTATCTGGAAGCACAGTCTTCGCATGAAGCCTGGGAGGAAGTACGGTGTCAATGCACATAGGCTTCATCAGATTCTCTGCACAGGCGCTACTGGTATCGCGGCTGAAGGTACGCTCGACCCAATACTCTTCTCTGTAAGCGAATCCAATCTCCAGTTCCTGCTGATGCCGATTACTTTAGCGAACGTACCTGATGTGAAGAAAGTGATAGTTATGAAGCCACCTATCCAGGACGAGAAGGATGCGCAAACGCACACGTGTGTCCAGCAGTCAGGTATCTACAGTATTGGTATTACGCTAAAGACTACACGTGGCATGGATGCGTCGTTCGTCTCGAAACTATTCCTGCAGAAGGAGATCTGAAAGCATGGCAAAGAAGCTGAGAAAAAAGAAACCCCAAGACGTTACTCCAGAAGAGAAGAAGGAGCGCAACGAACAGACGGCGCTCTTCTCCTCAGAGGAATGGTGGGAAAAAGATTGGGAAGGAATGCCTGAGTACGCGCAGGAAGATATTATGGCATTCAAGTCGTTGTTGGTTCACTTCGACCGCGTGGAAGACTTGCAGGCGTTTGCGAAGTTAGTCGACCAGCCCATCAATACGACAACGAAGTTCATGTGGTATCCGAAGGCCGCGATATCTCGCATCACAGATAGACGGTACGTAGATAGGAAGAAGGGAGGGCGTAGTGGAACTCGGTAACCTCAGAAGTCAGTTCGACCTCTTCTCTTCTCTCTGCGGTTTGCTCTTCATGGTAGATGAGAGTATGCTCGCTGATAGGATTAAAGAGATGGAGCGGACAGAACTCTTCGACCTATCCGCAGGAGGTCCGGCGATAGAGCGCTGGTACGCCTCCCTGGAGGCTGGAGAGCCTGACTACAACCTCTACCTTGCGGACTATTACATCCTTCAGGCGTGGCTCTCCTGGAAGCACTACAGTCGTGGGTATGTTAAGTTCATTCAGAAGCACCCGGACCTCTTCAAGGATGTGCTTAACGTTATCGACTACGGCTGCGGTCTCGGTATCTCTACGTTTATGTTGGGTGAGACCTTTACAGATGCCAAAGTATACGGCACGAACCTCGCGCTCTCAAAGCAGATTCAGTTCGCGCGTGCGGTTACAAAGGAGAAGAGGAACACCACTATCGTAGGAAGTCGCAGCAATAAGCTACCGTCGTACTGCGACCTCGCTTTCTGCAGTGAATACTTTGAGCACTTCGAACGTCCGATAGAACACCTGAGAGAAATCATAGCCAGTAGTTCGCCGCGGATATTCCTTATTGCGAACGCATTTGGTGCGCGTTCTGTAGGACATTTCGAAGTCTACTACGATAGGAAGTCTACCTATGATAAGTCGAGTATCGTCCGCGCTTTTAACGGAGAGCTACAGGCGAGCGGCTATCTGAAGGTGAAGCATGATGGATGGAATAATAGACCGTCTATCTACGTGCGTGAAGCTGTAGCAAATGCACAGCTCAACTTCACAGGGAGGTCATGATGAATCCTAAATACCCTGTGTATGTTATTTCGAAAGGTAGATGGGAAACCAGGCTGACTAGTAAAGCACTCGAGCGGATGCATGTTCCATACTCTATCGTAGTCGAGCCGCAGGAGTATGATGAGTATGCCTCCGTTATCGACCCGAAGAAGATACTTGTGTTGCCCTTCAGTAACCTCGGCCAAGGTTCTATCCCAGCGAGGAACTGGGTGTGGGAACACTCGCTATCTATCGGAGCGAAGCGCCATTGGATTCTGGATGATAACCTCAAGATGTTCTTTCGGTTCAACAGGAACGAAACTACGCCTGTGACTTCTGGGACTATCTTCAGGTGCGCCGAGGATATGGTTGACCGTTATGTAAATGTTGGTATCTCCGGGTTCCAATACTACATGTTCATAACTCGCAAGCGGAAGATATCTGCACCGTTCATTTTGAATACGCGAGTCTACTCGTGCATACTTATTCAGAATGATATTCCTTACCGATGGCGTGGAAGGTATAACGAAGATACCGACCTATCTCTTCGCGCGTTAAAAGATGGGTGGTGTACGATACTCTTCAATGCGTATCTTGCTCTGAAGATAACGACGATGACGATGAAGGGTGGGAACACAGAGCAGCTTTATGAAATAGAGGACGGCAGGTTGAAGATGGCAAAGTCGCTGCAGGACCAGCATCCCGATGTTGTGTCTATCGCTCGCAGGTGGAATAGGTGGCAGCACAAAGTTGACTACTCTGCGTTCCGTAAGAACGTACTTGTAAGGAAGAAGGGTGTAATTATCAAGCCAGGTATAAACGATTATGGTATGCAGTTACAAATGCTCCGCGACGACCGCTGGGTGAATACCAAGGAAGGAGAATAGAGAATGGCGTTTACGAAACACATAGTATCGCCGACTGAGAACTTCGCATTTGCTCTCCGGCATAACGATATCCGCGATGAAGCGTCTATTGGTGGGCTATCTAGGGAGAGGGAGACGATGGAGCGTTTCCTCACATACTACTTCAACGTCGAAGCGGACGAACCTACTGCGTGGCCGCAGAGGAACAAATGCCGCTATGACTTTTCCTGCGACTGGCGAACGTACAAGATTGCGATAGACAAGATGAGAGAAGACGGGATACAGGTAGGTAGTGTTGCGAGTCACGGGAGGTTAATGACATGAGTGAGCACAAGTTACCAAAGGACATCAAACTTTGCGCACACTGCGGAAGTCTAGTCGCTACGTGGAATAAACGCTGCGCTGTATGTGGGAAGGATTGGAGGCAGAAACGATGAGGGACCACAAACCAGTCGCAATAGAAATCCCAGATGGGTACAGAAGGTTGTCTGTCGGTGAACTGGTAAAGACTGGAGATTTCGTGCTTGATTGCTGGGATTTGGGAGCAGATGGATACGATCTTAATTGGCATAAAATAAAGAACGTCGATTTCAAGTGGGGCGTCAAGGAACAAGTAAGAGCTATTCGCAAGAGGCCAGTAACAAGCAACACTGAGGAGGTGGGAACGATGAGCACGAAGAGACATTTCGAGTGCCGAGACTGTGCCGGTGGTGAGAAAGAGCCGTGTACCGCATGGATTGAAGACCGATATTCCCCACCGGATAGATGCCCTTATGGGAATGGCGTAGATTGTAAATGGGAGTTACGCGACACCCCTCCCGTTGCCGATCCAGTGACTCTGGGAAAGATTGCCGACGAGATGGACAGTGTTGCGGACAGTAGCGATGTTAGGCCCCGGTCGCACAACTGGATGCATGGCTGGGCTCGACAACTCCGTAA